GTCGCCCGCCTCCTGACCCCGACTGTCCGCAACGGCGTGACATATTACAACCTCTTCGTCCCCGACTACACCCGGATGTCCCTGGCCGACATCGAGGCCACCATCAAGGCCGGTGAAGTCACTAAGGCCGACGCCACCAAATAATCTCCACCATGAGCAAACAGCCCACATCCTCCGCCACCGCCTCCCTCGTCCAAGCGCTCGCCGCCCTGGACAACGTGAAGGCCAACAAGATCAACCCCGCCTTCAAGGCCAAGTACGTCTCCCTCGACGCGCTGCTCGACGCCATTAAGCCGGTCCTGCTCGACCACGACCTCGCTCTGATCCAGACGCTCGTCAGCCAGGAGGGCAAGGTCGGCGTCTCGACTGCCTTCCTCCACAGCTCCGGCGAACGCTTCGAGTTCGGCACCCTGCTCGTCAAGGCCGAGGGTCTGACCGCCCAGCAGATCGGTGGAGCCATCACCTACATCCGCCGGCAGTCCATCCAGACCGCTTGCGGCATCTCGGTCGACCTCGACGATGACGGAGCCGTGGCCTCTGGCTTCCGTTCTGCGGCCTCCGCACCTTCCGCCCCTGCCTTCTCCCCCACCCCTCGCCCCCTGACCAAATGAGCGACCCTAAGCCCTTCGACCCCTTCGACCCGGTGAACGCCGCCATGCGTCACCTCCACAACCAGAACCTTGCGTCGGCTGCCGAAGCCCGCGCCGAGGCTCAGGCCAAGACCATCTCCGAGATGCGCTACGCCGGCAACGAACTCGCCCGCGTCCTCGACGACATCATGCAGTCTGAGCTCTGCCAGTTCGACGCCATCTCGAAGGCCTGCTGCATCGCCACCATCGCAAAGTGGAACCGCGCCAAGACCGGGCAACTCTGATGGCCGAAGTCCCCAAGGGCATCGAACGGATCGCGGCCACCGTGCCGAAGCAGTATGCCCTGCTGCTCTTCCTGGACGGCTTCCCGTACGTCGAGTTCACCGCCCGCAAGCACGCCGACTTCCTGACCGACCTCAACGCGTGGAAGCGCAAGACCTACCCGTCCCTGTCCCGCTCCGCCGTCCGCTTCTTTACGCTTGCCCCTAATGGGGAGATAAAGGAACTTACCTTCACGCCGACTCGCTCATGACCAACCGCGAAAACATCAAGCGCCTTGTCGAGAACATCACGGGCTCGCTCGCCACCGTCCAGCACATCGCCGGACGTTATGAACAGCACGACGCCGACATCATCACGCTCTCCGACCTCAACCGCTCGGCCATCACCGAGCTTCAGGTCTTCACCGATCACATCGACACCGCTGACGAAGCCGCCCAGGTCAAGCCGCTCCATGACCGTGTCCACGTCCTCGTCGTTCAGCTGCGCGTCCTGCGGAATACGCTCGAGGCCATGGAGAACGCCGCCGAGTCCGCCCTTGAAGACGTCCGCCGCATCTCTGCCAGCGTCGAAGAAGCCAGCCCCGAAGATGACAGCCTGTGAACTCTGCAAGGGTGCGTGCTGTGAAAGCATCCTGCTCCCCATCGACGCGTCCCCGACCACGACCGAGTTCTACGCCGCCCGCGGCGAGGTCTTCATGATCGTCGGACGCACCTTCGCCGAACTGCCTTCCCGATGCCCGCACCTGTCCGGCTCCGGTAAGTGCAAGACCTACGCCAACCGCCCGGTCGCCTGCTCCCGCTTCGCCGTGGGCTCGACCATGTGCGTGACCGCCATCCAGCGCCGTCGACCCGATCAGGCCGACGCCATCATGGCCCTGCTCTGACCTTTCCCACCAACACCCAATAACACACCCATGCCCGACCTCATCACCGAACGCGTCATCTATGACGGCATCCAAGCGCTCAACCAATCCGGCGCGAAGGAACTGCTCAAGTCCCCCGCCCACTACCAGGCTTACCTTGCCCGCACCCGCGAAGACAGCAAGGCCCTCCGAGTGGGCACGGCGGTCCATAAGCTGGCCCTCGAAGGGCTGGACGCTTACAACGCCACCCACGCCATCGCCCCGGAGGTCGACAAGCGCACGAAGGAAGGCAAGGCCGAGTGGGCCGAGTTCGTCACCGCCAACGAAGGTAAGGCCATCCTGACCGCCGAAGAGGGCGCCCTCGTCGACGCCGTGGCCAACTCCGCTGCGGCCTGCATGAAGGCCAACGGCATCGTGCTCTCGAAGACCGAGGTCATGTTCACCGCGTTCATCGGCGATACCCTGGTCAAGTGCGCCATCGACGGCATCTCCGACGACGGCTACATCTACGATCTGAAGACTTGCGAAGACGCCAGCCCGCACGGCTTCCTCCAGTCCGTCCGCAAATACAAGTATGCCCTCCAGGCTTACTTCTACCGGCACGCCGTCGAGTCCGCCTACAAGTGCCGCGTGCTTGGCTTCCGCTTCATCGCCGTCGAGAAGGAGCCGCCCTACGCCCACGCGGTCTATGAGCTGGGGCCGGAACTGATGACCGGGGCCGCCTTCGACTTCGAGCGCGCGCTGACCCTGTATAAGGAATGCACCGCCTCGGGCAACTGGCCCGGCTACCAGACCGAGATCACCACCATCGACATCGCCGCCAAGCCGACCGCCGCGACGAACATCAACTTCGCCTAATACCATGACCACTAAGACCAACAAAGTCCCCGACGATAAAGTCACTAACGACGCCCTGCTCTGCATGGTGTTTCCAGAATACGCTATCAAGTTCTGCAAGACCGTAGCCATCACGGAAATTGATTATAATCATGCTTCCGCTCCGGTGCTCTTGTCTGTGCTTGATTGGTATGCTAAGAATTACAGCCGGGCCGGCGAATGGTTTACTGATAACCTTCGTGCCCCGACTGCTGTCGAGATTACCAAAGGAATGACTCCCTCTGAAATGTCTCACGCTGATGATCTGATTGCTTTTAAGGGCAGCCAAGAATGCCTTGAGCGTTTTATCGCTAACGCCAACACCGTAACCTTCGCCTAATACCATGACCACCGATAACAACGACCGCCCCCCGCTCACGTCCATCAGCACGAACGGCACCTACAAGCTGAAACTCATCAAGCCCAAGTTCGAGAAGGTCAAACAGTGGGAGGACGGCACCACGTCCTGCCGCCTGTTCTTCGTCGACGACAAGGGCTTCTGCCTGTCGAAGAACTTCTCCAGCAAATACGGCAAGGCCCTCGCCATGCTCGTCGGCAAGTTCTCCGGCAAGTATACCAACGAGATCCGTCTGGACGCGACCCCTGCCGAATATATGCAGTATCTCGACCCCGCCTGCGGCCAGACCATCCTCGTCGGTGTCGAGGTCGAGGCCAACGGCGAGTGGCAGGGTAAGCCTCAGTATAAGTACAAGATGACCTACCCGCGCGGCTCCCAGAAGCCGACCGCCCCCGAAGAGCCGCTGCCCCCCGAAGGCGTCCCCTTCTAATCCCGTGACCGAAGCACCCACGCCGATGTCCGCCCCGACGCTCGTCCTGATCGCAGGCTATGCCAGGGCGGGCAAGGACACGCTCGCCTCTGGCATCCTCGAGTGGTCTCAGCGGCCCGCCGAACACATCAACTTCGCTGACGCCCTCAAGGAGGCCGCGAACCACTACATGGATTACCTCGGCCTTGACGGGGACTTCTTCAAGGAGGACTTCAAGGTCGATAACCGCGACTTCCTCGTCCACGCGGGCAAGTTCGCACGGCGCATGGATCGGGACGTCTTCGCCCGCCACTTCGCCAACTGGTGCCCGGTCATGAAGCACCACGACCAACCATCCCCCGAGACGGTCGTCTGCTCCGATTGGCGCTACGTCAACGAGCTGCGCGTCTGCCAGGACATCCTCTGGGAGAAGGGCTGGAAGGTCCGCACCATCTACGTCGCCACCGCTGGGGTCGGTCCGGCCAACGACGAAGAGCTCGACAGCATCGCCGAGATACGTGCGTCCCACCTGTTCGACCAGGAGTATATCTTCAGGCCGTCCTCGCGTAACGCGATCATGACCGAAGGCCGCAACCTCGCCCGCTCATGGAAACTATGAACCCCGAGACGCTGCGCTGGGCGAACAAGGTCGGCCTGTCCCCCGACCGCGTGG